ACCGACTTGCCGCATCGCGCGGCACCATGAGTTCCGATGATCCCCCTGTTATTGCTACAGGGGTACCCATTCCTTACGAATCTGACATCGTGTTCAGGTTCGTTATCACTGAGGAATGGCTGGAGTACCTTTCTACCCTCATCACGGACCGCAGTGTCCCTGTTGAGACGCTTCGTAGTATAGATGACATGTTTGAGTACAAACGTTTGCGTAAAATGATGTGCACCGAGCACAGACCACGCATGACCTCACTCGCCGATCTCTACGATTTCGTTACGACTGCACGTGACGCACGCGGTTGTATCTGTTGCTTCATTGAAGCGCAAGCTGAATCAGCTTACGCCGATATGAAGGCTAGTCGTCTGCGCAGCGCCTGTCAACGATGGAATGATCTTCTTCTTGGTGAGGCGGTTATCGACCTTGAACGCGATGAAGTCACCTATAGCCACGACGGTAACCCGCATGGTCTCGATCACTACATCGAGAAGCACATTGTATTCACCGAGCGTTGTTGGCTATTCACCGCCGCCTGCGGTATGGGTAAAAGTAAGTTCGCGCCAGGTATCATCGCTGAAAAACTAGGCAAACGGAAGATCATACTGCTCACCGAAAGGGTTAACTCGACAGTTTCTACTCTTACTTGGTACCGCGATCACCCGCCTAAAGGCGTTGGGAGGATTTCTGGTCGTGCTGGGGGGAAAAATTTCGATTTTCGCCACAAAGACGGGCTACCTCTACGCGCTTATACGACCGGTGCCTTCGTCCGAATGAAGAAGAGCGAATTGGCCCTTGACGACGACACTCTTGTTTTTCTGGATGAATGTCATAATGTCACAGCTGAATCAGCCGTGGCGATGTCATTGGTCAAACCGGCTAACCTCGTCTGTATGTCAGCTACCCCGGCTAATCCTGGCGCCCAAATCGACCTTCGCACTCCTAGACCGTCTACGATACACTTTTCCGACTACAGCAATGACCGGCGTTTCATTGATCATGTCAAAACGCTTCCGCGCGTCTCGGTCTTGATGATCATGCCTACAATGCGTGCTGTTTATCGTGAGCTTGATATCATGCAGGCTGCCTTCCAATCCGCAACGTTTGTCGTCTACTCGCGAGATGTCAAGTATCGTTTGGTCGGAGATCGCAAGATCGACGTCAATTTGCAGCAACTTGAGACGCTCTCTAAGGGCAACAATATCATCATCATGTCGACTGACGTTCTTCAAGAGAGTGTCACATTGCATTGTTCAACGATCTACGATTCTGGTATGCGTTTCCGACCGAATAACAACGTCAACATGAAAATCTCTGGCGGCGCTCAGCCTTTACGCGGTTACTTAGGGGCGATCCAAGAGCCTATTCCCGCCAGCCCGTCGGAAATCGCGCAAGTTTGTGGTCGCGGTGGTCGCACCGATTTATCCGCCGACGCTCATGTTTTCGTTTCTTTGTCAGAACCTTGCTTATATTCACCGGAAGACGTCATTGTTTGCGATGGTGAACTACCGGCGCGTTATGCGAAATTCCGCAAGCATGTCTCTGCACGTGTCGTCGATGAGTATCTGGCCGGGTTGAAACAGCTGCTTGAGGATAAGGTCGTGCCGGACGGCAGGTTCTTTGCGCTCAGTGAACATTACGATGACGTCAAGCGGCGTAGGCGCAACATCTACTATTACGAGGATCATGTGTACCGTGACGCTGCCAAATTTTGTTTCCCGCCTATTGCTGCTAACCCCTCTCAGACAGCTGAATCAGCTGTTCCTGTCGTCGGTGTTCAGCAGCCACAGCAACCCACATCTGCAGCTGAATCAGCTGCTTGCGGTATCGTCGTCTATCCAGCGCCACTGGTCATTACTGGTTGGAATGAATTCCACCTCATGCCATTCTGCCCGTCCGTTATTGCGTTCCCCGGCCGAGTGCTCGCGGTTGTCGATGACAATTTCACTTCACATGCAGCTGAATCAGCTGACCCTATGATTGTCACCGTGCGAGAACAGCAAACCGAGCAAAACGCAGTATTATCGTTGCCGTATGTCGCACCGCTTGTTGTGCTGATTAACCCGCCCACCAGTCGACCCAGCAATCACCGTCGGCTCGTTAAGAAAGTAGTCAAGGAAGCTACTATCGAGTTCTTCAACCGCTTCGCACCTTTGCCTGAAGTGGTGTTATGGTCCGGACCTGCCATCAAATCCGCGCGTGAACTTTGCAAGAAGGTGGTTTTTCCCTCTCGTTGTCGATTGAAACGTAGCACCAGCACACCCGATGTTTTGTCACGGCCCCTGCCACCGGTGTCGCAGGTCCTGCCCAAACGGCCGATGGAGGATTATGACATATCGAGCTGTCCACGCTGTCACAGGCGCTATTGTTGCGACCCTCATATATCTGCGCGTATCTCCGGCGCTACTTTCCGGCATCTTTGCGCAATCGGCACACATATCTACCCCCTGCCGCTGGTTGGCGAGCCCGAAGCAGCTGAAGCAGCTGCACTCGCTCCGGCCGTCGCGGCGCAGCCGGTCGTCGTTAATCGCCTGCCTGTGCACAGGCGACGTGTAGTGCAATTAGAGCCGATCTGTGTGCGTGGTGGCGGCCGTTGTTGGGAGAGACTTGGTTGGCCTATGATCACTGAGGTTGAATTTGAAGACCCTGATCACGTATCCGTTGAACAGCTCTTACCCGTGATGCGTGAAGAAGGGTTGTCTTGGCTGCCTTTTATCATGCTCGAAAAACAGGAGGACGGTGACTGGCATTTTGGTTTCACCTTTTGGTGTAACA